CTTCCGCATCATCGCCGCCGCCGACGGAGCACGAGGCATCTCCGATGACCAGAGCTTCGATACGGGGGTGTAAGCGGTGATCACGCTCGCGCAGCTTGAGCAGGAGGTGGCCCGCAGGACGGGGCCATTCTTCCAGGCTGCCCAGGACTCCTCGGTGCCGACCACCTCGACCACCATCGCCGCGTACATGCCGACGCTCAAGACGAACGCCGTGCTGGGCGGCCCCGAGAACCTGTTTCTGGTGCGCCGTGGGGTCAACCTCGACGGCACCGCCGTAGCGCCACCGAACAACGATCCGCTGGACCGCATCCGCATGGTGCAGAGCTTCGACTCGGACGCTGGCCGCGTGATCGTGGATCGCAACTGGCGCAACCCGATGCAGCCTAACGAGCTAGCCGACTTCGTCCATCTCCACCCGAGCCAGCAGCTGCGCCCGAGCGTCCTGGCAGGCCTGCGGCGGTGCTTCCTCGAGGACACTATCCAGGCCCTGGTCACGAGCGCTTATGGCGACATCGACCTAACCTACCAGGCGCCCTGGGTCACCAACCCCAGCCAGGTCACCAGGGTGCAGTACGGCTACTACAAGCCCGAGTTCGAGGCGCCCTTCGAGGCCACCATGCAGAGCGGCCACGTCATGCTGCGGGGTACCAGCGGCAGCTACGCGCCGGCCAACGTCTGGGCGACCTGCCTGCGGCCGGCCTGGTCCTGGGTCAACGGTGCCGATAGCACCACGGGGCCGACCGCTGATAGCGACCAGCTGGCGGTGGACCTCGACTACGCCGCATCCGCCGGGCACATCGAGGCCTGGCACATGTTCCCCGCACCCGTCTTCGCCGCTGCCGCTGGCAACCTCCAGGCGACCCAGGAGATGGCAGCCCGCGAGTTCACCCGCCAGAGCCTCTTCTGGGGGCCAGCGCCCCACCAGCGCATCGGCTTCAGCGAGGTGGTTGGCCTACCGCTCCAGGGAGGAGTCGCGCTTTGACCGTCCCACCCGAACCCCAGCCGCCCGCCGTAGTCGGCATGCAGCCGGCAACCGCTATGGAAGTCAATAGCCTCGTCGGCACGCATCTGCGCCAGTTCTCCACGATCAAGAACACCATCAATCAAGACCGCGACTTTCTCCAGGCTACCGACCTGAAGGTTGCGCCGTACTACTTCACGGCCGATCAGGAGACACTCATCAAGAGCGCCATCCTCGAACTCGACAACGCCCTGGACGCCGTAGACATGACCTTCATCGTGAGGCTGATCGGTCTGTACTGATGACCAGCGAGCCGGTTGTCAACTGGAATGCGGTCAGCGGCAGCCCCATGCCCCCGACCTGGGCGCAGGGACCGCCAGGCCCTCCAGGCCCCGTGGGACCACAAGGCCCGCTAGGACCACCAGGCCCACCTGGGCCAGAGGGCATCCAGGGGGACGCTGGCCTGACAGGGCCAGGCTGGAAAGTGGAGACTGGCCCGCCGCAGGCAGGTCAGGTGACCGGCGACGTGCTGGGCACGATCTGGTACTCGGCGCCTACAGGCCAGTTCTGGACGCTCACTGACAACACGGGCGCGAACTATGTCTGGCGCTATGACGGCACGGTGGTCGGCGCCCAGGGCGCGCAGGGGCCGCAAGGCCCGGCTGGACCGCAGGGTGCGCCCGGAGCGGTCGGCCCCCAGGGACCGCAGGGTATCCAGGGGCCAACGGGACCGGTAGGTCCACAGGGCGCGACCGGCCTCACGGGTGCCCAGGGCGCGACCGGTCCACAAGGACCGACTGGAGCAACAGGTTCGCAGGGACCACCCGGCCAGGGTGTGCCAGCTGGCGGTACCACCGGTCAGGTGCTGACCAAGATCAACGCGACCGACTACAACACCAACTGGCAGACGCCCAACCCGCCGATCACCTGGCCGCTGTTGGCGCCCGACGGCACGCCTACGGCACCCAGCTATAGCTTCAGCGGCGAGCCAAGCTCGGGCCTGTACCGCGCCCCTGGTGCCAACGGTGGGGTTTATCTCAACAGTGCGGTGGGTGCCCAGGGCGGTTTCTCCAGCAAGGGTGTGCTGGCACTTGCCAGCAACGTCTACAACGACGGGACCAATTGGCAGCGCTGGGACACGAGCAAGTGGACTGCCGTGCTGGACATCACCAACGGCACCAGCGTCAGCAGCATGACGTTCTACACGGTGGCGCCTGGTGGCAATCCCGCGACAGGCTTCGGGAATGTGTTCAACGTGGATCAGGTGGGCAGCACGGCCGTCGCCGGCTCGCTGAGGGTCGGCACCGGAGCAGCTGTCGCAACGGTGGGCGATCTGGGTGTCTCACGCAATTCGGCGCCGACCACGGGCGTCCTGTATTTCGGCAACACCACGGTCCACTACCTCTACTACAACGGCAGCGGTTTTGTACTCACAGACCCGCTCACCGTCCCTTCAATATCTGCCAGCGGCACCGTGACTGCTGCATCGGGATTTATTCTGAACAAAGGTAGTTACATTTGGTGGGGCGATCAGAATAGCAAGATTTTTGTCAACACCGATAACAACGTCTACCACGATACGTACAACGCGGGCTGGTACTTCCGGAACTCCAACACGGGGTTCTCGAACACGCTCACGATAGACGCAACTGGAATTGTCAACGCCGCTCAGTACATGCGCGCTCGCGGATTCCAGTGCATTGGGGATGGAAGCACCACCGGGCCGTGCCTCTGGCTAGAAGACAGTCGGCAGGTCAAGATCTTCTACGACTCCACGTACGGCGACGTGAACATCCCGTATGGCAACGGGGTTCACTCTCCGTACTTCAAGGCCGCGAGCGGGTTTGTGGCGACCAACGGACTGTCGAACCTGACGCTGGAATCGGGCTACGTCCAATCCAATTGGGCGAGCGCTATGGGAACCGCATGGGGGGTTCGTTCGGTGCGCGCCCTGAAGAAGGCGGTTGAGCCGCTTGGCGACGAAGTGTGCTTCAACTACGTGCTGGACCCAACTCTCACCCCGTATCGCTACGAGCACGTCGATACGACCATCGATAAAAAGAAGCACATCGGGTTTATCGCTGAGGAGATGCACACCGTCCTGCCGGAGTACACGATGTACGACGTGGATGGGAACGTGGTCGGCATCAACTACGCACAGATGTCGGCGATGCTCTGGGGCGCGCTGCGCTACCTCGCGCAGCATGCGGTGATGAAGCAAAAGTGAGCCTGCTCTCCTCGCGCCGCAGGCCCTGGCCCTACCACATGCGGATGGGCAGCATCATCGGCCCAGCCAGCGAGCGGCTCGGGCTGATGCTGGTGCCGAGTCAGGACGGCCTGATGGTCGGCAAGAAGCAGCAGATGCTGGACTCGGTAGTCCCCTCGGTGCAAGAGTACGGCTCGGCGCCCGTCTATAGAGAGAGGACGTTCGTATCGCGGCCCACGTCTGGCTACGGCGAGCGGGTGCAGTCCAGCTACGGGGACCGCCGCTACTACTGGGGCCTGGACATTCAGGTGGACGGTGCCCTGTTCGGCAAGGGGCCGCTGACGCATCAGGTGGTGCCCACCACGGCAGCTGGCAACTTTGTGCGCCAGTTCATCGACGCGCCGAACGCCTCGGGCGTGATGCAGCAGTTCATCCTGGCGGGCACCAAGGTCTACCGCCGCGCCGATGACACCAATGCCGGCCAGTCAGTGGACAAGGACTTCGCTCTACAGGTCACCAGCGGGGTGGTCTTCCAGGGCGGCTTCTCGGGCGCTGCGCGCAGCTTGTACGTGGCAACCAACACCGGCCAGGTATGGGAGCGCACGCCAGCTGGAACGTGGACGCAGTGTGCCCTACCGAGCGGCTTCGCCCCCGCCTACTTGGAGGTGGTCGGCGTCGAGTTATGGGGCGCCGACCCGGTCGCCTCAGTGGTTCGCAAGGTCACCTCTGACCCCAAGGTGGCGGGCAACTGGTCGGGGCCGCTGTTCATTGGCTCGCCCTCGGTGCCGATCAACAGCATCCGTCAGACCGCCAACCAGCTGACCATCTTCAAGGCTGACGGCAGTCTGTTCACGCTCAACTCGGACGGCAGCGCCAACGACCTGTTCCCTGGGCTGCGCGTGCCGCAGAGCGCCTACAACGGGCTGACCGCCCAGGCCTGGCTGGGGGCGCTCTGGTTTCGCGCCGGCCCCACCTTCTACCGCCTGGACGTGCCAGGCAACACGCTCACCCCCACCGGGCCTGGCAAGCTGCTCGACAACGGCTCACCCGTCCAGGGCGACACCCAGGCCTTCTGTGGCTGGGGCGGCTATCGCGCCTATCAGGTCATCTACAACGCCACCAGCACCACCAGCTACCTGCTGACGTATGGCAACTGGGAACCCCACGAGACTGACCAGGGCACCCAGTTCGCCTTCGATGACCAGTACGACGGGGCCATCGCTCACTGGACTGGCCGCTGGGCCTCGTGCATGGGCGTCAGCGGTGCCAGCGGGACCGACCGCCTGTACATCGGCTTTCAGGACGGCAACTGGGACTGGATCAAGCTGGTCAAGCACCCGCTCGCCGCAGGCTCGGGGGCCGAGTTCACCACGGGCACCAGCGAGATGGTCTTCCCGTTGCATCACAGCATGTTCGAGGCGGATCTCAAACACTGGTTGGGCTTCTCCGTATTCGGGCCGACGATGGCCGCTGGCGATGCGGTGCAGCTGTTCTACCGCCTGATGGCCTCGGCCGGCGCGCCGCCGACGGACCCGTCTGGCAACTGGTTGTACCTGGGCCAGTTCACGGCCAACGGTCAGCGCATCGACGCCCCCTCGAATCTGGTGGGCAACGCGCTCAGCCTGAAGGCCGGCCTGGTCAACACCAACTCGAACGACACGCCGGTCATCGAGATCGTCGCCATGCACGAGCGCGTGGTCCCGGCGTTCAAACGCGACCTGAGCATGACCGTGGACGCCGCAGGCTTTCACAGTCGGCTGGACGGGGCAGCCGTACGCCTCGACTCGGACAAGCTGCACCAGGCCATGCTGGACTTCGCAGCTGCTCCAGGCTCGCTTGCCATCGAGCTACCCGACGAGACTGTCAACGAGATTGCCATGTTCGGCTATAGCGAGCGCATGGCGCCCATGCAAGCTGGCGGCGGGCGGTCCTGGGCCATCGACATCCAGACCACTCAATTCAGGATCTTGACGGTCTACGGGATTATCAAGCGGTTGCGAGGCACGCGCATCGGTGACTTGCGCGGCTACAAGATCGGGAGCTTGCGAACCCTATGAGCGATCTGTCCTCCGAACTCAACCTCGTGCTGGCCGTGGACAACGATGACACGGCTGACTACCTCGTTCAGACCGCCGGGCTGCGCGGCTCGCTGAACATCCTCGATGGATTGTTCTCGTCGGCCACCGGACACAATCACAACGGTGCTCACCAGGGCGGCGCGCTCCAGTTCTCGAACCTGACCATCGGCAACAACCTGACGGTCAACGGCTCGATTGAGTCCAAGGGAGCGATCCTGGGCGACACAACGCTGCACATCCTGGGCGCTTCGACGTTGGCCGACGTGACCGCCACCACGGGCCACTTCACGGGGGCACTCACCCTGGACGCGGGCATCACTGCCACTACGCTCACGCTCAGCAACGACCTGACCGTCGCCCGCGACCTGGCGGTCAATCGCAACGAGACAGTCCTGGGCAGTACCACCATCAGCAACAACGCCACGGCCAACAACTTCATCGTGCGGAATGGCGGCTACCTGCTGGGCACGCTTTCCACCGATAGCACCAACCACCCAGGCATGGTCGGCTGCACGGGCGACAACATGACTGCCCTCCTGTGCGGACCCGGCGGCCAGATCGTCTTCGTCAACTCGGCCAACACGGTTCGCATGGGTACCCTCGATAACTCGGGCAACCTGGCCGTCAACGGTTGGATGCGACCAGGCAACAACTCGTACGTCTACTGGAACGACACCAACCACCGCATCCAGGCGGGCAGCCAGAACGTCATGCAGTTCTACGAGACTGGCGGCCTCTGGCAGTTCATCCACTCGGGCACGGGACGTACCGCCGGCCAACTCAGCAGCGACGGCAACACGTTTGTGACGCTGGCCTGGCCGTCGGGTGGTGGGGTCCAGATGTGGACGGACGGGCTGGTGTCGCTCAACTCGCGGGTGATCGTCGGCGGCGGCACCGACTCACACGGTTACACGTTCTACGTGGGCGGCACGGCGGGTGGTCTGGCTAGCTGGAACAGCCTCTCGACTGAGCGCGTCAAGGACAACATCACCCCGATCTCCGCTGAGGTCGCCTGGGGCGTGATCAACGACTCGACGCTGCACGGCATCCACTACAACCGCAACGACCGTGGCGGAATCAGCGAGTACGGCTTTTCCGCCGAGCGGTGGCACGCCGCAGTGCCTGAAGCCGTCCACTGCGAAGATGACGGCGCGCCCACCGCAATGGACTACTCGATGGTGATCCCGTTCCTGTTCAACGCCCTCAAGGACGTGAGCGCACGTCTGCGAGCTTTGGAGGCCGCATAGATGCCCTCACGATTGATCCACGAAGTCACCAAGGGGCGGCAGCCCGTGCCTCCGGCGCCCAGGACCAGGCGCATCTCCGAAGAGAAGATTCAGGATCGCTATCTGGAAGCGCTGCCCAAGTACTTCACCGTCTCGGCAGCCCTCACCTCGGCCGGCGCCAGCGCTGAGATGCTGCGCCGCTGGCGCGAGCGGGATGGCGCCTTCTGCGTCAAGGAGCAAGACGCGCGCAACGTGATGGCCGACAAGCTCGAAGCTGAGGCCGTGCGCCGCGCCTTCAAAGGCGTGCGTACGCCGGTCTACCAGGGCGGCCTGCTCGCCGGGCACATCACCCAGTACTCCGACCAACTCCTCGTGCTCATGCTCAAGGCCATGCGCCCCGAGAAGTACCGCGAACGCAGCGAGGTATCTGTGACCCAACCCATCGTCAAGGTAGTGGCCGGCTTCGACCCGGCCCAGGCACTGTGATGCAGCCAGAGATCGTCGAGGTCAGCCAGAATGGCACACAGGGCTTCCCTGCGCCCCCTCTGGCCGCGCCCCCATCTGAGGCCAGCCCCAAGCTGCCCCTGGGCGCCTTGCGCCGCCTGTGGCGGTTGCAGGGCCTTCTGGAGGGGGCTACCGAGGTGGCCCAGGCAGCGGTGACCGCGCACACCACCAGGCGCCTCACCTACCAGCAGGCCTTCGAGGCGGCCTGCGAGGACGCTGGCATCAGCATCCCGCAGGGCGACAACGATGTGAACATCGACTGGCAATCAGGCGAGGTGAGGTTCCAATCCAAGTGACTGACGCAAGCGCATATTCGGACGATCAGGCCGCTCAGATCGCCCAGCTTCAACAGCAGCAGGGCCTGTTCACTCAGGCACTCAAGGCCGCCGTGGAGGGCCACTGGACCGGCGCGGGCAGCGTCGAGGCCTTCCTGTACGCCCTGGATCCCAATTTGCAGGGCACCGTTACGCCTGACCCGCCGGTGCTGGACTCAGAGTACGAGGAGGCCCAAGACGACCCAAAAGCGTGACCTGGGATCCGACGTGGTTCATGCCGGCCCAGGCCCATAGCTGGACCTGTTCAGTGTGCAGTGTGACCTGGGTGGTGCAGGCTACTGATACTGACTATCAGGACGCCGATATCTACGACGCCCGCTACGCAGT